TCTAGAAACACCTATGGGTAAGATTGCAAAATCTTTACTTGGTGAAGGTGTTATGTTAGGTGTTTCATCTCGTGGAGTTGGATCACTTAAAGAAGATCATTCAGGTACTAAAATAGTTGGTGAAGATTTTCAGTTAGCAACTGCTGCTGATATCGTTGCTGATCCTTCTGCTCCAGACGCATTTGTGAATGGAATTATGGAAGGAAAAGAGTGGGTTTGGGATGGAGGCATCCTCCGTGAACAACTCGCAGAGAAAACAAAGAAAGCTATTAATACTTTAGCTGGTCAAAGTGCTTTAGAGGAGCACAAGTTGAGTCTATTCAACAATTTTCTAAATAACCTCTAAGTTTAACAAAACTATAAATAATAAAAGATTCTAACAAGATTCAGTAAACACGTTGGTAACAATTCACTAAATGGAAAACATCGAAGAAAACGTAGTAACCAAAGGTGCAGCTGCAGGAGAACCAGCACCTAGTGCTGGCATACCAGTTGAAGACCTTGGTGGACCTACCCCAGAAAACTATCGTCCTGATGACGATTCAGCAAAACTCAAAGACCCAGCTGCTACATTAGCACAGGTTAAAGACGTTGTTAATGCTAAAGCAGCTAAAGCGGAAGCAGTTTCAGACGAACTAGAAGATGGTCAAGAGGTTGTTGCCGAAGACGAAGCACTTACAGATGAATCTGTATTTACGGAAGAAGATGCTGCTGCTCTCGAAGGTGAAGTAGTTGCAGAAGACGAAGTTACTGAAGACGAAGTAATCGCAGAAATTAATGTTGAAGAAGATCTTCAAGCATTAATCGCTGGTGAGGAACTATCTGAAGAGTTCCAAGACAAAGCGAGAACAATTTTCGAGACCGCAATCAAATCTAAGGTTGCTGACATCAAAGAAGAACTCAATGAGTCATACGCAGTTGCTCTAGTTGAAGAACTAGATGCTATTAAGACTGGACTTACCGAAAGAGTTGATTCTTACCTTGAGTACGTTGCAGATGAGTGGATCCAAGAAAACGCTCTGCAAGTAGAAGCAGGTCTCAAAACAGAAATGACCGAATCCTTCCTAGAAGGTATGAAGTCACTATTTGAAGAACATTATGTAACAATCCCTGAAGAAAAATATGATGTGCTTAACAGCATGGTAGATAAGCTTGATGAAATGGAGAATAAACTCAATGAACAAATTGAGAGAAATATGGCTCTCAATTCTAGATTGGCAGAATCCACAGCAGATGTAATTTTTGCAGATGTTGCTGAAGGTCTTGCAGACACTCAGAAGGAAAAACTAGCTACTCTTGCAGAGAATGTTGAGTTTGAAAGTGAGTCAGACTATCGTGAGAAACTAGGTACACTTAAGGAATCTTATTTCCCTAAGAACACTAGTGCTCCAAAAAGCACCTCTGAAAACTTATCAGAAGAGGTATCTACTGACGAAGTAGCATCCGAGGAAGTAAATCCTAGAATGCAAGCATACCTTGATACTCTTTCAAGAGCTGCTCATAAGTGATTTTTAAATTATTAATTCAAACATACAACCGTAAGAGGTAGACTTAAAATGCAGATGTTCAACTCTGAATATCTACAGGAAAAGTGGGCTCCTATTCTAGACTATGATGGACTTGATCCAATCAAAGATTCTCATAGAAGAAGCGTCACTGCTGTCCTGTTAGAAAACCAAGAAAAAGAATTAAGAGAGGAGCGTAACTTCCTTTCTGAAGCTCCCAACGTAAACACCAATAGTTCAGCTAGTTCCGCAGGTTTCTCTGCTGACGCTACTGCTGCTGGTCCCGTTGCTGGTTTCGACCCCGTTCTAATCTCCTTGATTAGACGTTCAATGCCAAACTTGGTCGCTTATGACCTTGCTGGCGTTCAGCCTATGAATGGTCCTACTGGACTAATCTTCGCAATGCGTTCTCGCTACAAGACTCAGTCTGGTACAGAAGCATTATTCAACGAAGCAGATTCAGCGTTCTCAGGACAACCTGATGGACTTGATGATACTTCAGGTTTCACCGCTACAGGTGCATCCAACGTTGGTTTGGGTACAACAGCACAACAGGGTTCTAACCCAGGCTTGTTGAATTCAACTGCTGCTCAAACAAATGCTACTGACTACAACGTTGGTCAGGGTATGCGTACAGACTCTGCTGAAGATCTAGGTGATGGAACTGGCGACCAGTTCAACCAGATGGCATTCAGCATCGAGAAGGTAACTGTAACAGCGAAATCTCGTGCGTTGAAAGCTGAGTACTCACTAGAGCTTGCTCAAGACCTCAAGGCAATCCACGGATTGAATGCAGAAGCAGAACTTGCTAACATTCTTTCAACTGAGATCCTTGCGGAAATCAACCGTGAAGTTATCCGTACTATCTACAACGTAGCAGAGCCTGGTGCTCAAGCAAACGTTGCTGCTGCTGGTACATTTGACTTAGACACCGATTCAAACGGTAGATGGTCAGTTGAGAAGTTCAAGGGACTTATCTTCCAGATGGAGCGTGATGCTAACGCTATCGCACAAAGAACTCGTCGTGGAAAGGGTAACATGATCCTTTGTTCCGCAGACGTTGCTTCTGCTCTAACAATGGCTGGTGTTCTCGACTACACACCTGCACTTAATGCAAACCTTAACGTAGATGACACAGGCAATACATTTGCTGGTGTACTACAAGGTAAGTATCGTGTATACATCGATCCTTTCTCTGCTTCAGGTGGAGATCAGGCATCTCAGTACTATGTTATTGGTTATAAGGGTTCATCTCCTTATGATGCTGGACTGTTCTACTGCCCATACGTTCCTCTACAGATGGTTCGTGCAGTTGGTCAGGACACATTCCAACCAAAAATCGGCTTCAAGACTCGTTACGGAATTGTTGAGAACCCATTCTCACAAGGAACTACACAGGGACTTGGAACACTTACACGTAACTCTAACCGTTACTACAGAAGAGTTAAGGTTGCTAACCTTATGTAAGCTAGTTGCTTATATCTTCAAAGAGCACTCCTTCGGGGGTGCTTTTTTTTGTCTAGTTGACAGATCTTAAAAATGTGATATACTATATAATATTACTGCAATACAGCAGTTACGTTGTTTAACCTTTAACCTACGGGTGGCCACGCAACGCAAAATAACGAGAGACTACTATGAACTATCCAGACAGGGATAAGCTTGTCCCATTAACCAAGCTTGCAAAAAATTTAGGTTTTATTCCTAAAAAACAAGATTTTGATCCAGAAGATTATATTCCAATAAGTTTATTACGTGCAGGTGATCTGTACGCTGATGAAGAGTTTCAGAGACTTTTAAATGAAACTATGATCAGAAGTGCTGGTAGTTTTCAACCAGATTTAGTCCGTCCATTATATGTCTTTAAAAGACCAAATGGAAAATACTCTGTTGCAGATGGTCAACATGAAACCATCATTGGTATTTTATATACCGTTAACGGTGGAGACTTACTTATTCCATGCCAAGTAAGAGAGCATCCAGCAGATTACACTCTTGAGGAATGCTTAGAGGTAGAAGCAAACTTCTTTAAGGCATTAAACTTCAATAGAACTAATGTTGGAGTAATCCAAAGACTTCGTGCTGATATTGCATTAAAGGATAATGATGCATTAGAAACCCTAGAAAAATTAAATGATATGGGGGTAAAAATCGAAAACATCGGTGAACCTGATGCAGTATCCGTTAATGGATATAACAAGTTAATGGATGCCTATGACGATTATGGCTTACAAAACGTTATCAAAGCAATTGATAAAATTCAAGAACTACAACAAGATCGTAAAGCATCTGCTTGGAATGATAACGGTAAACCTTTAGTTGGAGGTTTAATTGCTGGACTTGCTGCTTTATATCACTTACTACCATTTCTTGGTAGAGGAGATAAGAGCTATGCTCTTAGGTGTTATTTGGATAACAACTTAAAAATGCTTAAACCTGTAGGTAATAAATCACTAATGTCTGATATTGGTGGTGATCTACAATCAACCTTATTTGCAAGACGAATTGTTAATAGATGCAATTCTCTTATAGAACAAGGATACATTAGAAAGAGGAATGGAGACCTCTTACAGGTTCAGATTGAAGAAACAGTACTATCAAAGGCTGGACTAGCGGATCCAACAGGAACCCAAATACAAACGAAGAAGAAAGACGACTAAATCACAAACCCCCGAAAGGGGGTTTTTTATGCTATAATGATATTATGAATATGATACCAAACCAGAATATAGAGACTGAGAATTGTGATATATCTCATCAGATGTTATTTCAAACTCCTTTATTTGAAATAGTAGTAAAGGATATTGACAATAAAGAATTGGAAGAGAATGTTTATAAGTTAAAAGAAGTTGATGATGGGTGTAATAAATCCAATACTGGTGGATGGCATAGTAAAGAATATGGCATGAGGGTGGAGAAAGATCAAGATAATCTACAATTCTTTCTCCCATTATTAAACAAATTTGAATATATCCTACCTATTCTACCATTTGAACCAACGATATCTAGTTTAGAAAATTATGGTATATGGGCAAATATTAATACCAAACATAGTTTTAATACTAGACATAATCATCCAGGATGTGATCTTGCTGGTGTTTACTATGTTAAAGTACCTAAAGGTGATGTAGGTAATATTGTTTTTAATGACCCAAGACATGTTCTAAGTTATGGGGATCAATTTATAACAAAACGATATGTTGGTGGAGAAAATACTTCTAGATTCCCAGTAGAAGGTAATATGTATTTGTTCCCTCCAAGTTTAGAACATTGTGTAATGCCAAACAAAACAGATGAAGATAGAATATCAATATCATTTAATTTAAATGTAAGATGATAAATAGTTAAAAGTGTAATAATAATGGCATCGACTGGACCGTTTGCATCACAAATACAAAATAGAAATTATCTATCAGGTATAGGTTTTAAATTTAACCTTGCAAAGTACCCAAAAGTAGATTTTTTCTCAAATAATGCTAGAATACCAGAGTTGTCTTTAGAAGTCGCAAAGCAACCATCATATCTAAAGGATATTGATATTCCTGGTGAAAAGTTAACCTATGGTGATTTTACTCTTAGGTTTTTAGTTGATGAGGATATGGAAAATTACATGTCAGTTTATGAATGGTTAAACGGACTAGGATTTCCAGAATCAACAAAAGATTTTAAAGATTTAACCACAGATAAAACTGGTCAAAGAGAATTGAAAGAGCAGTTTTGTGATGGAACACTTAGAATATTGAATAGTAATCTTAGAGAAGTTGCAAAGGTTAAATTTAAAGATCTATTCCCAATATCCTTGACATCTTTAGATTTTGATGCTACAACTGCAGATATACAATATCTCACAGCAGAGGTATCTTTCAAATATACTATATACGAATTAATCAGTTCTAAATGAATCTTGACAAAATTCAGGAGATGTGGGAGCGTGATGCTGTCATCGATCCTGATAATCTACATGATGAATCCTTGAAGATTCCCCAATTACATTCAAAGTATTATACCGTTTA